GGCTATACGAACAGCAGCTTGAGTGTACAAGGCACCAACATATTTAGACGACCATTCTGCGTAGTCCGTTCCAGCTATGTAAGTACCAACAGTATTCATAGCAACCTTAGCCATCTGAGCTACATCTCTAGCCTGAATAGTACTACCATATGTTGTCATGTGAGTAGTAGCATCTAAAGTTTGTTGAGCAATATTATCTTTAATATCGCCTAAGTTCTTTAGCTCAGGGTCTAAGTAAGCACCAACCATTGATGATATTGCATCTCTAACGTCACTATTTAATTTTTTAAATTCATCAACACTTAGTGTATTAGGAACAACAGTAAAGCTTACATTATTTTTATCGTCTACTGTTCGTGTAGAGAATGTACCGTTATCTAGGTCTTCATATAGATTTGTAATTGTCCCGTCAACCACTCTTTGTATTGGTTTATAACCCTTTTTGTTGGTAGCTAGTGAATTGAGTCCTTCTAAGAGATCTGAGTTAGCAGCTACACGTTGCGCCAAAGGTAAAGTATCATTCTTTCTCATTTGCTGAAGTGCAAAGTTCCTCTGATTATCAGGGATACTTGTATTAGCTAAGGCAGATGCGAGACTCTTATCAATAGCATTCCCTCTATCACTTAGGTCTTTAGCAGCAGCAGCCTTAGCTGTTACTGTAGCAGCAGCTGTAGCAACTTCCCGTTTATCAGCAGATTGAAGAGCATACAAACCAGCGTACTTAAGTGAACCACCGAATGAGCCACCAGTAAGCATACCACCGGCTAACAAGATACCAAACCTAATAAACTCTTTATCTGTAAATAAGTCTTTAAATGATTTAGATAGCTCTTTCCAGAATGTATCAGGTAATTTAGCTTTGTCTTCTTCGCTACCTGAATTAGGGCCACCTATAATAGAGTCACCACTTACGCCTACTAAGGTGTCAGCTATAGACGCAGGGTTTACTGTGCCACCAGCAGCACCTAGGCTATCTATAGTCTTTTGTTGTGTTGATGTCAGTGGGGGTAAATCTGTTTCATCAAGAGGTGGTACAACCCCACTCTCTACTGTAACTGGTGTTACTTGATCTGCATTATCTTGTAATGGAGGTACTACTGAGAGATTGTTAGTACTTATAGGGGCAAATGCCTGAGCTTCTGGATCATCAGCTGCATCAATACCACCACTAGAGTTATCCCTTTTGGTTGCATTATCTTGTAATGGAGGTACTACTGAGAGATTGTTAGTACTGATAGGAGCAAATGCCTGAGCTTCTGGATCATCAGCTGCATCAATACCACCATTAGAGTTATACCCTTCTGTCATAGGTACATTAACAAGACCAGTCTCATCTATTGGGCCTACTGGCGGCACTTTCATAGTATCTCTTGGATTAATGGAAGCTCGATAAACAGGAGGCTCACTAACCTTACCGGCTATAGAGTAAGGATCATTATTAGTTAAGAACTCACCAGCTGTTTTATTCTGAAGGTTTTTATTCTTACTAATAGCATCTGGTTTAAGAATATTCTCTAAAGGAGTTGATGGAAGCGCACTTTTAATTTTACTGTAGCCATATGGCCCAACAACCCATGCCCTATTGTAATCATTCTCATCAAGGGTTTTAGTGTCAACACCAAAGCTATTTAATTGATTTGATATAGATTGTTTATAAGCAGTTCTATATTGTTCTTGAACCAAAGGATCTTTGTAATCCATCGATGCTAACTTAGGGTTAACCTTAACAGCATCAATCCTAGCAGCATCAGTCATTTGGTAAAGACCATAAGCAGAGCTATTTGGATTCTTAGCTAGTGGATTACCACTAGATTCTTTTGCTATAACTTGTGCATCAGTAAGAGGGACAGGTTCAATTGCTTTAGGTACTTCTGCAACCTTATTAACTTCTTGTTGTGCTTTAGCCTGTAGCGCAGCTAATCTAGCTCTTTCTTGTTCTAACTTAACAGCGTCTGTCTTTTGTTTATAAGACAACGGTCCAATATTATCCATATGATTCTCCTTAGAATAGTCCAAACTTTTTAGCAAGCAAAAGACCACCAATAGTCCAACCGACAGGGCCTAGTGCTGCCATAGCAGCGGTCCCTCCAGCACCTAGGGCACCAGCACCTGTTGCAGCGGCACCCGTAGTAGCTGCAGTAGTAGCGGCTGTACCTGCACCTAATGCTTGAGCAGTTAGACCAGCAGCTTGTGGAGCTAATGCTCCCATGCCTGCGTTCTGTGCGGCTAACATAGCAGCCTGTGATCCAGCACCTGAAGCAGCACCAGTACCAACAGCAGCTGCCATACCTTCTGCAGCAGCTGTACCCGAACCTAATGCACCACTAACACCAGAAGCAGTTGCCTCAATACCCTTACCAAGAGCCATACTTGTCAATTGTTGATCAACAGGATCAGGTGTAGACATTGCTGGTGGAGGTGCTTGCTCGTTAGATGGTTGGATTGAAGCAGACATAGGGCCACCAACACTACCGAAATTATTTTTATCTTCTTTGGTCCATGCCCAAGGATCTCTGACCATAATTATTTACCTCCGCTGGCACCAGCTTGTTGTCTAGCGGGGTTACCATAAATAGTTGAAGCGTATCTTTGAAGACCTTGGTAAGGTGCATCAATAATTTGCTGATCAATAGATCTTTGTTGACCACCTAAGTTAGATAAACCAGAAGCACCACTAGAAGCTAGATCACCAGCAGCACCAACAGAGCCACCAAGAGCTTGTTCGGCGGCTAACCTATTTTGAAACATCTTGTTCTCGTAGTCAGCATCTACTTGGGCTAATGCCCCTACAGTTTCTGCGTTCTGAGCACCTTGCATAACGGCTTGACGAGCAGAACCTAAAGTACCTGCTTGACTAAAGTTAGTATTAAGCCCAGACACTTTCTTTTGAGCATCAGATACAATACCAGCCTTTTGAGCTGATAATACTTCTGCGCTAGGAGTGGTAGCTAAACCTGTTAGTCTTTGTTGTTGTTCTTGTAGAGCAGATAAGCCACCAGTAGTAGCCTGCTCAATACCTTCAGCGCCGGTAGTAAATGCTTTATTTTGTAAGTCAGATACCCCAGATACATTATCAAGAGCACCTGAACCGTATAGCTTTTCAGCCTCTGCTCCTACTTTTTGAATGGAAGGTCTCATCCATTCAGGTATATTTTCAGTTGGCGCTGGTTGGCCGCCACCACCACCATAACGCTTACTAACCTCTAATTTTTTAAATGACATTTAAATCTCCTTGAATTTCTTTTCTCATAACATGATACACTACCTGAAACCCAGGGATTACCTTTGGTAGTATTCTTGACCAGCCTTTTCTACCCCATTGCTCAACAGCTTTACAACCATTGTCTTTGGCAAATTGTTCTACAACATAATATTGTTCTGCCCACTCATTCCAGTCAACACCTGAGCAGGCAATGATATGTAGTGTTTTGTGATTAGAATACTGAATGAACTGAGTTAACCCAGTCCCTTTTAATTTATTATCATCATCCATAAATGCCCATAGTTGTGCATCATAACACAATATCTTACGCATATAGTCAGTAAGAGTAGATTCACCCACTCCATGATCCAATGATTCTTTCAGCATTGGGCCTAAAGTAGGCCAGTACTCTAATGCCTGTTCAGGCTTTACTAGTGTTGTTTTCATTCTGGTTTAATTGGCCATATAATATTTTCTGGGAAGTTTTCTTGCTGAGGAACATCCCTAAGCGCCTGCCTATAATCTTTCCACTCTTGATAGGAGTAGCTACTTAATCGTTCTTTAGCAGAGAGTGTGTCCGTCCAATCAGATCTTGATAGTAATAAATCTCTTTTTTCTTTACTATCTAGAGCTAAGAGATCAACATCTATTTTTATAGATTTAGTACTATAATCAAAATAAAAGTACTTATTAGACCTACTAGGTATTTCAACAGGTGTGTTATCTGAGGTATCAATGTAATACTTGTCGTAAGGTAGGTTACCTAATATAATTTTAAAACCTTCTCTTATGCCCTGATTATAAAAATCAGTTTCTGAACAAAAATTATTTGCTATAATTTCCCCAGTAACTTCATTATATATACTATACTCAATCATCGTTTAGCTCCTAACGCAAAAAGAGAGGTGGAGCTGGTTGTTCCCCCGCCGTAGCTAACTCGATCTACCGTATAAACAAAGGTACCTACTCCAGGATTATCAACTCCAGTAATAGTAATGGGTATTATAGGGTTAATACCACCACTTGATGCTGAGTAACCCTGTACAACAACTACTCCATCTCTCCTAATAACTGGTCCAAAGCCGGAAATTTGTTGACCATAAAAAGTAGCTATTAAAGCCACAGGTGCCGTGTAAGCTAATGTTATTGTTACCGTTGCACCAAAACCAGAAGCAGAACTACCTCTTGGTATCGTAACTTGGTCTTCTCCAATACGTAAAGTATCAATTTGAGCAACCCCTATCTTGGCAGTTGTAATTGCGGCATCAACTATTTTAGCATTATCAACAGAGAGATTGGCTATCTTAGCATTAGTGATTGCTGCATCTTGTATTTTAGCATTAGTGATTGCTGCATCTTGTATCTTAGCATTAGTAATAGCTGCATCTGCAATATAAGTAGATCCTAAGGGAGTTCCAGCAGAGAAAATAGTAGTACCATTAGCATCCTTAACTGCTATCCCACGGGTATCAATTTGATCTGCCGTAATATACTCAATGTTAGCATTACGTATGTATACACCTGGATCAACTGTAATAGTTTCACCCGATGCTGTTGTAATATTTTGGCTAGTCGTATAAACAATAAAAGGTACTGATGGGTTAATACTTGGGCCAGCAGGAGAAGTAATGGCAAATCTATCTGCTCTTACTTGAAAGTCACTTACAGGTGTCGAGTTGTTAGCCGTACTTGCTAAACCAAAACCAGATACATAACCGTTGTTATCAATCTTAACAGTGTATTTTCCAAACAACTCTCCAGTTTCAGTAGACCTAGTGCTAGACTCTGTTTGAATAGCTACTGTATTACTATTACTTATTGATTGTAGAGTTGTAATACTAGTAGCTAAAGCTGTATCAGAATTTGATCTAGTTGTTTGTTCTGTTTGTATAGCAGAAGAATTATCATTTACTGCAGTAACTAGAGTTGTAATGCTAGTAGCTAAAGCTGTATCAGCATCTGATCTAGCTGTTTGTTCTACTACTATAGCTGCTACATTATCATCTACTGCAGTAACTAGAGTAGAAATACTAGTAGCTAAAGCTGTATCAGCATCTGATCTAGCTGTTTGTTCTACTACTATAGCTGCTGCATTATCATCTACTCCAGCAACTAGAGTAGAAATACTAGTAGCTAAAGCTGTATCAGCATCTGATCTAGCTGTTTGTTCTACTACTATAGCTGCTACATTATCATCTACTGCAGTAACTAGAGTAGAAATACTAGTAGCTAAAGCTGTATCAGCATCTGATCTAGCTGTTTGTTCTACTACTATAGCTGCTGCATTATCATCTACTCCAGCAACTAGAGTAGAAATACTAGTAGCTAAAGCTGTATCAGCATCTGATCTAGCTGTTTGTTCTACTACTATAGCTGCTACATTATCATCTACTGCAGTAACTAGAGTAGAAATACTAGTAGCTAAAGCTGTATCAGCATCTGATCTAGCTGTTTGTTCTACTACTATAGCTGCTACATTATCATCTACTGCAGTTGTTAATAATGTTATAGATTCAGCTAAAGATTCGTCTTCTGTTTGTCTTATTGTTTGTTCTTCTTCTATTGCTGCTGCTCTAGTATTAGCTTCTGTTAGTATAGCTGCTGCTCTAGCATTAGCTTCTGCTGATATATCTACTAACCTAGCATTAGCTTCCTCGAGTAGCCTGTAGCTAACTGATGCAATAACAGTAGCATCCGCGTCAATTAAGTCAATACGGCTCCCAAGGCTTTTGAACAGCTGGCTTTCAGTAATACTGTTTTCAAGTATATCTAATATTTTCCCTACAGTGCCAGGAGTATTAACAATATCTTCACCCTCAACCTTAATATTATCTAAATCTATAGCAGAATTGTTATCATCAAAAATATACTTAGGATCATTGTTTGGCCTTAATATTGAAACAATAATTTCAATTTTACGACCACCTAATAATTTATACCACAGCTTATAATCAGTACCAAAACCATCTGTTTTAAACCAAGTATAGTTAGCTGAGTTGTCAGATTCGGTTAGCGAAGAAAAATTATATAAACCATAATATGATTTATTAACTTGACTATTAGATAAGTTTAAACCAACATTATTATCTGCAAACTTAAGATGTAAATATCTATATAAAAATGAAAAGGATCCATCATCATTATAAACAATGTTGTCTTCTAAATTACCCCCTCCTATCCCATTTATAGTCATATTATAAAGGAATGAATCTAAATCTTCATTACCTGTTAATGGTGGTGTTAAACTCATATTATCTCCTATCAGCGGGTGCTACGTCAATACCTATTAAGGCTAATCTCCAATAGCTAGCGCTACTAATTTTGTAATTTAATAATCTACCAGTAGTTCTCGGATTAACTTTATATCCTTGACTAGAATCATCATTGGGTAAAAACTCTAAAGTATCCCTACCCGAAGCATTTGACCAGTCAGCATTAGACACATAGTTGTTTTGACCAGTAACTGTAATATTTATTGAGGCATCTACAGGTACGTTGTCAAACACAGGGGTTATACCGCTAATATATACACTACCTAAAGTATCCCCTGAATTTAACTTTTCCCTTGCTATATAAGAATCATAAGGGACTAAATCAGAACCACTCCACATTTCATAACCGGTATCTGCTTGTAGTACTTTATAGTTGCCAAGCAACATATGCAGTCTATTGTCAGAGTAAGAAAACAAATTAGACTCATTAACAGGAGCCTCAAACATAGATACTACATTAGGTAATTCTCTAATTGACCATGTGTTATTTCTATATTGGTAGATTAGAGCTTCATTGCAAAGAGAAGAGGAACCCTTAGGATAACATACCCATATTTCGTCATTCCTAGCATTTCTTTTTACAAACACTTTATCTGAGTGATCTCTATTAAGGTTGCTGAAGAAGTAATCTCTCATCCTCATATCGGCAACTGATTGTATCCCACCACTTCCTGAATGAGTGTAGATATCATTCTTATCTACCACAAAATGCTTACCATCAAATTCGGCAAAACAATTAGTATTTAAGATTCCGTATCCGATAGCATAAGGTTGGACCCTACTTATACCTGTATTAATTGAGAGAACGTGTATGTTATCCGAAGAATATATATACATATTACCACGTAATTCTCCCATATCTAAGATAGGGCTAGAGCAGTTAATCTCTAATTCATCTGCTGTATCTGTTGTAGTTCCGGGTTCCCATGTGCTAGGGAATCGACCAGTGACTGCCTGAACAGATATTCTAATAGTTGAAGGGGCGTTAATAATAGTACCATTATCATTTATAGTTAAATTAGCAGCAACTAAAGAATAGCCTAAAGGTTTAATTACCCTAGCTGTTACTTCTAATCCTCCAAAATAGTTCCACCCTGGAATTTCCGCAAAGGTATTACTATAGTTAAGGTCACCATAAAGCATATACTTAGGTGTTGTTCTTCCATTGTTAATTACAACTGCATATCCGCCGTTAAAATAAGTTGATTGCCAAACGCTATCATTATAATCTACTCCAGAACCTAATACAATAACACTTGATTGGTTCTTAGCAGAGTCAACTCTAATTGCATTACCATCTTTTAAATATATATTGTACCCTTGGTCTGGTCTATTCCAATGGAAACCATAGTCAGCTTGGAAGCTATTTAAAGTATTACTTACAATTTCACCAGTAATTGTTTCTACTGATTCATTATCGAATCTAATATTAAGCCCATCGCTAAATGCGTTATCAGGAAGTAATACTGCAGGTAAGTCTTTAATAATACCTCCCCTCCCTAACTCCATGATTTGTTTAGTTGGCATAACTACTCCTTATTTATTTATACGTTCTCTTTTACAAACATTTTAACTAAGGCACCAACGATATCTGAACGGACAACATCATTAACTGTAAATTGAATTACTGGAATCTCAATATTATTCTTTTCACACAATTTAGTAAACTTAGTGATACCATTACCATTACTTACATCTGATTGAGACGCATCACCAGATAAAATCATTTTAGAATTCTCACCTAATCGAGTAGTAATAGCTTTGATTTCATCAAATGTTAAGTTCTGAGCCTCATCTATGATTACTAAAGAGTTTTCAAAGGATCTACCTCTAATAGTCTCTAATGGTTGCATTTGAATTGCCTTCTTACTTACTAAATAATCATATTTAGTTTTACCAAATCTCTTTTCTAATACAAAAGTAATAGGTAATAACCAAGGAGCTAGTTTTTCTTCAACAGTCCCTGGAAATGCACCTAATGATCTTCCAGTAGGTACATTAGCCCTACTTAATATAATATAATCATAACCACCTTTTAAAAACATTTGAGCTACTTTACTAGCAGAGCAAAATGTTTTACCAGTTCCAGCTGGCCCTAACGCTACTGTGATTTCAAATTCACTAATAGCATCTAATAGCATTTGTTGGTTAAGAGTTTTAGGTTGGAAATGAAAAGACTTGTCTTCTCTTACCATGCGTTCATTGCGTTGTTTGTCGTTTCTTTTCAAGATATTCCCTATTAGGTACCGCCTCAGGCTACGATGCCAGACTTGTATTGTGTTCTACCGGACTCTTTTACTGCTGTTAACTCTTGACCTTTTAGATCATGTATGTTAAAAGCTATATGCACCCAACCGCTGTCGGGTACTCCAGACCTATAGAACTCTAGTATCAACTGGGTAAACTTAAAGTTATCTCTTATGTATAGTGCTAGCTCTTGGTTATCCATTCCGGGGATTTCGATGTCAGCTGCATAACCAAAGCAATGATGGCTTGTTTTACTGCCACCTACTTTTGAGTTAACTTCTGGACTACGATACCCGCTTGAGATAATTACTGGGCCAAATTTGTCTCTCAATGGTTGTAATATATTATCAACTAACTCTTGAAGATTAGCTGTTACTGTTGCATCAGGTGTGTTATCAACACATAATCTAATTGCTAGATCTGATTTTGTTAATTCTTCTAAACTAAAATTCTTACTTAGTTTCATTAGATGTTATCAACCTTTCTAGGTTTAGTTAAATCAATACAGTCAGTTTGAAAAGCGCTGACCATTACTTCTTCTTTAAATCTTATAGTTAACTGTTCATTTTGTAATATACATGCTTGTAGCTCAGTTGAAACAACACCTTGACTAAACATACAAACACCATTAGTTAAACAATAAAATACTATGGGTAAAAACATTGTGTTAATCCTTTTTAACGCTCAGTTTATTGCTGACTATTTGCTTGACCATACCACGCATACCATAAATGACTACTACCATACCGATAATAATATACTGATACCATTCAGGCATCTTTTGAATTACTTCAAAGCCAGCTAGGGAATACTTATCCATTCCCGGAATAAAAGCCATAACCATTGGGGCTAGAAATATTATTAATACTAGTTCATCTTTCCAGCTCTTACCCATTTGTTCCATGGCAATTCTATCTAAATCAAAGTCTTGTTGTTGTCCTGAGTTTGCTGCATGAATAGCTGCAATTGCTTTAGCTTTTTTAATATCAGACTCAGCTGTGATTTCAACTAACTTAGCCTCACCCTTTGCTTTGGTTTCTTCTTGTTTACCTTTAAGCCAAGTTCCCCCAATTTCAATTAGACTTCCTAAAATTGGAATCATTATATATTTCCTTTATTAACAATAACCCAGATAAGACCAATGATAACAGCTACACCAGTTAATACACTGATAGTAATAAGAATACCGTTGATCCATGCCCAGATTTTTTCTTTACGTTTGAGAGCAACTAAAGCAATTGCTCTAGCATCTGCTTCACGTTTACGTTTAGCATCTGATTGAAATTGCAACCAGTCATCCCATAATCCAGAACGACCTTGGTAAATAAATAGTTCTTTTAATTGAGCTTCGTTTTGTTTAATTGTTTCAAGAGCAAAGAAAGCTTCTGAATCAGAACCTGACTTATTAGCTTTCTTTGATATCTCTGCTTTTGAATCAAAGAATTTGAACAGGTGTTGTCCTGCAGCTATGATGTCACCACCATTAGCAATTGTTTCTTTGATTACCCCAAAGGCTGCGTTAGCAATAGCAAGTTCAGCAATCATTACTTTATCCTATATTCACTGATCATAAAAGAGAAAGCGGTGACAACACCTGCAATCCATAACAAAGGTTTAGCTACTGAAGCTAACCACCCTAAGACAGTGAAGGCTCCTTGGGCTGCATTAAAAGCCGCAACTACTTGTTCACTATCTTCGGACAGTTTATCTACTTTAGCTTCCACCTCTATTAGGCGCTCGTATATTTCTTTATGTGTTACATCTTCATTGTTCATTTTCAACTATATTTGCTGTAGGTGTTTCCAACTCCTGCTTTAGAAGCTGCATAAAAGCATCCCTACCTACTCGCAATTGATCTAGTTGAAACATAGTTGAGCCAATCTTGCGGTCGAGATCGGTAACATGGTTTACTAACATCACTTGTTTTTCAGATAGATCGTCTACGTTGTGTTCTACTTCGTCGATTGTGATGACTTGGGGTTGTTTGTTTGCCATTATCATTTTCCTTTATGTTAAGCTACCGCTTGTATCGGAGTTAAATCCTCTGTCGTCCAATACGTTTTGGCGAGCATAATCTGCAAATGCTCTACGTTGCGTGATACTGTGTCAGCCCAGTCTTCGTCAGTTGTGCCCTCAGGTTGACCAGCGTTAATCAGGTTCACACTGTCCATAGCGGCATTAAAATGCCTCTGAATTTCTTCAGGAGTTGGAGTTTCAATAGTTTGTAAGTTTTCCATTTTCATTTCCTTTAAGGTCTTTGGTATATCCAAGTACAATGTACCCAAACTTTTCTGGGTAAAGTCTAATGCGCGTCCGAATTGTTGAGTAATTT